CGGGAGTGCGCTAACATGAAAATTGCTGGCGTTAACATCGATTGGCCGCTCTCCGCCTTCCAGGGTGTGAACTATGAGGGAGTTGGCTACTGGGTCGTCGGCATTCGAGCCGAGACAACCGGAGGCTGGGTGGCCCTGCTCAGGCCGCAGGCTATGGACGGCCCTGACATCGAGGTGGCAGTCACAACCGCGCTCAGCCGAACTCACAAGGGCTGGGCGACGTGCGAGGCTCGTGTCGAAAAATCCCCGCCCTAATTCCCCTCCCCGTTCCGCATGGCGTGACTACCGTTAACTGGCTGTTAACACTACCTTCCAGTTCATAAGAAGGAGGAAGCCGCCGTGGCCATCGGTTCCTACACGTTCCAGACCGTCACCGTGCCCGACGCATCGGATGGTACCTGGCTGGGCGGCATCAACAACGCCGGAGAGGTAGTCGGCTACGACAGCGGTTTCGGCGCGGATCACTACCCGCACGCCTTCACCTATGCGAACGGCGTGTTTTCACCGATCACGCTGGCGAGCCGCAACAATCAGGCGACTGGCAACGGGATCAATAACGGCGGCACGGTCGTAGGAGCGAACGGTACGCCCCCGATCGGCGTCGTGGGCTTCCTCCGGTCGCCCGATGGCTCGACGCAGCAAATCGTCAATCCGGCCGCTACCGTGCAGGACCAGACAAACGATATCGCCTACGGCATCAACGATGGCGGCACGGTGGTCGGCGCTGATTTTGTCGGCCAGCACGCCGGGTTCGTTTGGCAGAACGGGGCGATGTCGACCTTCCAGGTCCCTGGCGCTGGGGTTACCGAGGCGCACGGCATCAACAACGGCGGCACGATCGTCGGCACCGCGGACAACTACGGCTTCATCGAGATGGGCGGGCAGTTCGGGCTGCTGAACCTGGGCCAGATCACCGATCCGATGGACATAAACAACGGCGGCACGGTCGTCGGCAGCTACTACGACGGGCACTGGCACGGCTTCGTAGACGCTGCGGGACAGGTGACGACCGTGGATGCCCCTGGTGCGGCCGACACCTGGATCACAGGTGAGAACGACGCCGGCACGCTGGTCGGCTACTTCGATACGGCCACGAACGGCGTTGTGCAGGGCTTCATCGCCACAGATCCGCCCGCGGCGCCGTCGCCCGCAGCATCGCCGCCAGCAGACAGGTCGCCGCAGGTCGCCCCCACAGCAGAGCTTAGTGTCCTCGACACGACGACAGGCCAAGCGATGCCCGCGACGGCACAACCTTACAGTGGGCCGGTGGCTGGTTTGCAGGAGCAATACGTCAACATCACTTCTGACAACCTGAACATGAGCGTGAGCACGCCCAACTGGTTCATTCACTCAGGCAGCGGCACTGACGCGATTGCGGCAAACAGCGGCACGAACGTAATGGACGGCGGGACCGGCTCAAACTTCCTCACTGGCGGCAACGGCACGGATACCTTCTTTGTCGATGATCGCGCTGCCTCAGCCGACATTTGGAGCACGGTTGTCGGCTTTCATGCTGGCGACGCCGCCACGGTTTGGGGCGTCACGCCACAAGATTTTAGTTTGAACTGGGCTGATGGTCAGGGTGCGTCTGGTTTTACCGGACTGACGCTGCACGCCACCGCTGGCGGTCGCCCCACCGCGTCGCTAACGTTGGCCGGCTACAGCTCCGCTGACATTGGCGGGCGCCTAGCCGTGTCGTTCGGCAGCGTTGATGGCAACGCCTATATGTATATTCACGGAAACGCATAAGAGGTCGACCCCGCAGCATCCAACAGTCTCTTTGCTTCTTCCAGAAGCAGCGCGTCGCGCGCCACTCCAGCAACGAGCAATTGCTGGCAGATATATTCCTAGCGTCTGCCCCATGTTGTCGCCCAGATTGACAATGGCGTCTCGCAGGATCGTGTCTATCGGAAAGCTGATTTCGACGGTGGCCTGGGAGGTTGTCTGGGATTTGTCGGGCTGATCTTCAATCGGCAAGCGTCCGGTTCCATGACACCCATTGCAGCGCCACGGTGACCCATTCTGCCAGAACTGGCCGGTTCCATCGCATGACGGACATTCGACTGTGGTCTGGGATTCACTCGACATGATTTGCACTCCATGCAGCCAACAGGGCGCGATATGCTGCAACGTCACTGGTGTCAGCCGGCGTAGGTTCGTCGTGGTAGTGAAATCCGTTCTTCACTTTATACCATGCGGCCAGCATCTCAGGTGTTGGCTCCAGTGGGACTAGAGCATAGCCTGACGGAACACTCGTTGAGTTCATGGCTTTAGGTCCTGCAAAGTGTCGGCGAACTGGTCGATGACCTTCCACATTTCCTCATTGGATATTTCGTCCTTGAGGCCACGCAGGGTGTCGATGCATGTCTGGTAACCCGCGTTCCATGCCTCACGAACGGCTTCAAGGATCACTGGGTCAGCCGTCATATTATTCTGGGGCATTCTGCTTCTCCAACGTAGCAACCCCAGCGCTTAGAAGCTCGATGAGAGACCGTGCCTGATGCGGCAGAAGCGTGGCCACCTGATACCAATTACGCGGATCGCTCGGCTCAACGCCAGCTAGCAGGACATCGATCCAGACATGCTCCTCGCCCATCACGACGGCTAGGGTATTGCCCAAGCGGTCATCGACATAGCTTTCGCTGCCGACTGAGAGCGTGGTATCGGATTTGCTCATTCTGATCTCCAACGCTGCAAGGCGTGGCGAACGTCGAGTGCGCGAATAGCCACGATGCACAAATTGACCGCCACGTTGTGGGCTCTGTAATCGCCGTCGCCCGCTGGCTGTCTCTCGATCAGGCAGCGATCAATGGCGTCTGCCTTCCCGGCCTCATACCCTGCCTTGAACAAGGCATCGGCAGCCCAGCCGGTCACTGTCGTCTGGAATTCAGCCATTGTGATCTTCCACGCTTACAGGTTCCCCGTTCTCATTAACCCATTTGCCGCCGTGGCCGGCGCAGTTGTCGCATGACTCATCCCAGCCTTCCGGGTCATGGGCGACGCCGTGACACAACTCGCAGAGCTGCCAGCGGACTGTCGTTTTATTGGTGTCTGCTTGATCGCGCATCCGGCGTTCCTTTCGCTTGGTTTTCCAGCGCTCGGGCTAGCCGCTTCGCATAGCCGGCTGGCGTCATTCCTATTTGGCGAGCCGCTACCGGCTTCGGGAGGTGCTGGAGTGCTAGGACATCCGCGTCCTTGAACTTGGACTCCCGACCTCCCCAGCGCCCGCGTGCCCTGGCTGCCTTCAGGCCCTCCATGGTGCGCTCATAGGCCAGCGCCCGCTCGAAGTCGGCAAACACCGCCAGCATCCCGAACATGGCCCGCCCCATAGGGGTCCGCGTATCCAGCCCAGGCTGTGTGATTACCACGAGCTGGGCGCCACGCTCCTCAATCGCTTTCCACGTCTCAAAAAGGTCCATGACGTTGCGGGCGAGGCGATCCAGTTTCCAGACGTAAACGATGTCGCCCGCGCGCACGTCCTTCATCATGAAGTGGAACTGCTTACGCTTTGCGAGGCTGGCGCCGCTGGCCGTCTCCTCCCAGATATCTCGGGGATCGACACCGACCGCGATCAGAGCATCCCGCTGCATCCTCAAGTCCTGGTCGGACGTGGAGACGCGGGCATAGCCCATTTTGTGCGGTTCCTGCGGCTCAGAAGGGGCGGAAACCTTGGCTTTTGGCTTGCGTGGCACGCGGTTTACAAACCCTGAAACTTTCCTATTGACACCATATTCGTTCATGGCTACTTTGTCAATCAGGAAATAGAAACCAAACGCCGTTTGGTAGCAACGAAACCCCGGTAGAGGACGAGATGGCCAAGCCGATGCAAACAGAAGTCGAGCAGATCGCTGGAAAGCCCGCGCAATTCAAGGTGTTCTACCGCCGAAGCGGCAAGCTCTACTTCGACGCTATGTGGGCGCCGGGCACAGACGAGGCTGCTGCTAAGGTGTTGGCCTTCGCCAAAGAGCTTCGATGGAAGAAGGTCGAAATCGTGCGTGTCGAGCGCATCGACAGAGCAGCATAGTCAACCCCGATTGAGGAAACCCAGCCATGCTGATTGATCCAAATGCTAGATGTCCCAAATGTCGCGACCTGCTACGCTACACTGACACGCGCGGCTGGGTGTGCTGGCGCTGTGATCAG